CAGTGCTATACGCAATTCATTTTCTTGAAGACTACATAATGAATCAGATAATATGAGTGGTAACATTGGTCTCTTCTTATCTGGTAAATAGATAGTTGATACGCGGTCAGTTAAGTGCTCCCATAAATCCAATTCTTCCATCCAAATATATACATTCGCAATATAGACTGATACTTTATAACCATCATCCCGTTTTTCAATACTAAACGCATCATCAAAATCTTTACTTCCATTGGGGTCTATTGAAAATACAAACTCATTTGTTCGGTCTTCAATCTGGTAATTGGGATTTTGTAGTATGTTCTCTATTATAGGGACATTCTTGATGGAAGTAGTTGTCTGGTTCGTTAATTTCTTAATAGACCTATGTAAATCTTTACAATATAACTGATATTCATAGAAGACTTCCAAATTATCAACATCCCCCAGAACTTCTGTTAATTCACCAAATGGGTGTTTTCCATTCCAATTATCATACTTGAATAATATATATTTATTTTGTTGATGTTTTGAGAAGCCAAGTTTGATATCATATGGAACTAAAAACGCTGGATAATTTTTATTATCCGGGATACATCTATAATACAATCGTTTATTATTAGGTGTTCTACCAAATGTTTTATTTCCTTCCAATATTAACACACCTGGTATAGTCATTTTATTATCAAGTCCAGATACTTTGGTTATACGGTTATCTTTAATTTCAATAATATCATCGTGGAAGAGTTTATTGGTTAATGGATTACATTGTTCTCTATTTTCAATAATAGAATTGTTAGATAAATCGTATAGACTCCAATTTGTATAGTTTCTGTCTTGAATACGCACTTGATATGTTTGCATTGTTTTTATAATGATACGTATAATTAGATTTAAATCAATTTAATAACAATAAAACCTAATAAAACGAAGACATTATATCTTATTAGTGTCAAGGTTCTCAATATGTCTAAAAAGATTTACAAGAAATATACAAAAAAACAAATAACAAAACCTTCTGATAACCTTTCTTCAGCAACCTATCTGATTATAGTAGAATCGCCTTCAAAATGTGCCAAAATAGAATCCTATCTCGGAACCAATTATTGTTGTATTTCGTCAAAAGGGCATATCAGAAGCGTAAATGGGCTGCGTTCAATAGATACCAAAGATTCATTTGAACCGCAATTTACTGAATTGCCCGACAAAAAAGACCATATTGCATTTATGAAACAAACTATGTCAAAGTTCTCAAAAGAAAATATAATATTAGCAACAGATGACGATAGAGAAGGTGAAGCAATTGCGTGGCATATTTGCGAACAGTTCGGATTATCAACCACAACAACTCCTCGTATTATATTTCACGAAGTAACCAAAACCGCATTATTAAAATCTATTAAATCTCCTACTACAATTAACTTGGACTTGGTAAAAGCACAACACGCGCGTCAAGTATTAGATGTAATTGTAGGGTATAAAATATCTCCAATGTTATGGAAATATTTATATAATGATAGTAAAAATTCATTATCCGCAGGTAGGTGTCAAACGCCAGCACTAAGGTTAGTGTATGACAATGAAATCGAAAGAAAAAACAAGGATAACGTTCAAACCTATTATAAGACAGCTGCCTCATTTTTTGAAAAGAATATTCATTTTAATTTGAATGTAGAATTCCAAACAAAAATAGAAGTAGAAGAACATATGCGGAAATCCATCAAACATAAACATATGCTTACCATATGTAATCCACGAGATACTATAAAGTCTCCACCTAAGCCATTTCATACATCAAGGTTGCTCCAAGTAGCAAGTAACATTTTACATATTTCCCCTAGTGAAACAATGAGATTGTGTCAACAGCTATACCAAACGGGTTATATTACCTATATGAGGACTGAAAGCACAAAATACGCAAAACCATTTATTCAAGAAATATCCAAACATATTGAAGAAGAGTACGGAAGTGAAAAATACATAGGTGATGTAGATGAATTAGAGAACAAACAAGCTAATAATCCCCACGAAGCTATACGCGTCACCCAGTTAATAACCAAATCTATATCATCAGATGATACTAGATTAGTATCAATGTATAAACTAATATGGAAGAACACTATGGAAAGCTGTATGTCAGAATCTAAATATAAATCAATCCCACTTGAAATATCCGGTCCTGAAAAAACGAAATATACATATACTCACGAAATCCCTATATTTTTGGGTTGGAAGGCGGTAAATGATAAAAAACTAGACACAAATACACAAAATGAAGCAAATGGATTACATATGTTTTTTAAAACGCAAGTGTCAAAACCTATCAAATATAACTGGATTGAAAGTATTGTGTCAATGAAGAACAAACATACCCATTATACAGAAGCCAGTTTAATCAATAAACTTGAAACCGCAGGAATTGGCCGTCCATCTACATTTTCTACGATAGTATCCACAATACAAGACCGAGGTTATGTAAAAAAGACAGATGTAGATGGTATAGATATTGACTGTAATAATTTCAAATTAGAAGATGATGAAATAACTGAAACTACCGAAACTAAGACATTTGGAAATGAAAAAAATAAGATAGTATTGCAGCCAATTGGAACCCTTACAATTGAGTTTTTACTAGAACATTACAATTCATTGTTCTCATATGAATATACAAAATCAATGGAAGATAAATTAGATGCCATTACAAACGATACATCAGAATGGTCGTCTATCTGTCGTGAATGTTATAACGAAATTAAAGAATTATCAAAACCAGTTAGTAAAATCCCCAAACAAACATACCCATTAGATGATAAACATGTGGTATTATTTGAAAAATATGGTCCCGTAATACAATACAAAACTGAAGACGATACCTACGAGTATATATCAGTAAAACGCAACTTGAAGATAGATATTGATAAACTAAAGAATAAGGAATATACAATAGAAGACCTTATGACTGCCAAAGAACGTAATCTTGGAAAATACAAAGATATTGATATAATTATTAAGGATGGTCGATACGGTGCATATATTGAGTATGGAACGATAAAAGAATCATTAAAAAGTATAGATAGCAATCCAGACGAAATTACTTTAGACGATATTATTCCTATTTTAGAAAAAGCAACGAATGAAACGCAAGAAGATAAAAATATGCTTAGAAAATTATCAGATGTTCTCAGTATTCGTAAAGGTAAGTTCGGAGCATATGGATTTTATAAGACAGACGAAATGAAAAAACCTCAATTTCTCAATATTAAAAAGTTTAAGGGAAGCATATTAACGTGTGAAAAAGAAGTGATTATAAAATGGCTAGAAGATAATTACCCTATTTTGAATTCATAAAATATACTGAAAATATATAATGGATACTTACATTTCACCTCTGAATTACAGCATATTTGTAATTTTATATATTACATCATTCGTCTACCTTTACACAAAATATTCAGAAATAGTTAGTCTCGGTGTTCTCACAGTAATTCAAATAGCATTTACTTTATTTTTTGGAAAAGAATTGTCACAAATAATAATCAATCATACCGGAGGACAGTCTGTATTGAATTTCGCAAGTATGATGTCTCTTTATGGTTCATTCCTTAGTATGATATTATTAACAGTTACATTGGTATTGACAAGTATTACCATATTTGACGTACAAGAAAAATATAACAATACAAAAGGTACTCCTGTAATATTGTCATCGAAATATAAGGGTTTATTTGACACTATTAAAAAAAATACGGTTATTTTATCGGCGATTACCTTTATTTTATTGATAACGTATTACTTAAATAAATCTAATATAAATGTCCCAATATTACCATTAATATCAAATATGTCAATAGAAAATTTGGCTAACAATATTCCAGCCTTTTTTAACATAGGATTATCAATTGCTTCTATTGTTATTTCTTCTTATCAGGTAAAACACGCGGTTGACTTTTCGGGTTTAAAAATACATAGTTTGGTGGGTAGATAATTTTGTTATGTAATTAGATATACATAACAAACTCGTATAAAACCAATGTTTTATATATACATAAATTGTAATAATTAGTAAATGAAATATTACGAAACACTATATGAAGAATACATAAATTCTAGTGAATTGTATAACATACATCCCGAATTGAATAATGAAATAGTAAAACTGCCTACAAACATTTTTGATATGCCGAATATAATAGTGCACGGTGCGAGTGGGATCGGTAAATATACACAAGTTCTCCGTATATTAAAAAAGTATAGTCCAACTGAATTAAAATACGACAAGAGAATTACAATTAATACTGATAAACTACAGTACGTGTGCCATATTAGTGATATTCATTATGAAGTAGACATGTCATTACTTGGTTGTAACGCGAAAACATTATGGCATGAAATATTTTTTCAAGTTATTGATATAATTTCAGTAAAACCAAAACAAATAGGGGTAATTGTATGTAAAAATTTTCATACTATAAATTCAGAATTATTAGAAGTTTTTTATAGTTATATGCATCAATATAATAGTAACAATAGTAAAATTAAAATCAAATTTATAATAACATCCGAACATATTAGTTTTCTTCCATATAAAATAATAAACTCGTGTTATAAATTAGCTATTAAACGACCTTCCAAAGAATCGTACCAAGAATTATTAAGAACCAACCATGAAAAACAAAAACAAAAACAAAAACAAAAATTGGCGTATTCTGAATCAACTGATAATCAAAACGAAGAAATATTACATAATGTAGATGCGAATGGAATTATAAATATAAAGGAATTACGTTCATTTTCACATATAGACGACCAATCTAAAATACCCGAAGATTTATTCAATAAAGTATGCAATAACATCATTATTAAAATGGAAAATATAGAAAATATAAAATTTACGGATTTTCGTGATACATTATATGAGTTGTTAATATACAATATTGAAATTAATGAATCTGTATGGTACATATTATACTACTTCCTAAGCGATGGTAAATTAAATAATAAAGATGTATCCGATATTTTAATTAAATGTTACACTTCTTTCAAGTATTTCAATAATAATTATAGACCCATATACCACTTAGAGAGTATAATGTTTTATATAATAAAAAAAATACATAATTATGATGAACTTCCAAGAAGCTTGCAACATTCTTGATATAAATAACAAACAAAAATTAGATGTTGACGAATTAAAACATAAATATAGATTATGTGCGTTAAAATATCATCCCGATAAAAACAAATCTATAGATGCTACTGAAAAATTCCAAGAAATTAATTCAGCATACGAATATTTATGTAACCAAAATCTACAGTTGAATGAATCATATCAACAAAATACTTCATATTCAGATATTTTGTTTACGTTTATGAGCACCATTATACCTATAGACAAAGACACTAATGTTATCCATATAATACTTCAAAAAATAGCTCACTTGTGTGAATCCAAATCATACGACTTCCTTGACAAACTAGATAAGGATACTCTTATTAAAATATATGACGTAGTAAAGGAAAATAAGGATATCTTTCATATAAAGGATGAGTACATTACACAAATAAAGAGTATTATTAGTAAAAAAATCAAAAATGATGAAGTAATTATATTAAACCCAACTCTAGAAGATTTATTTGACAATAATTTGTACCGGCTTACATTAGATAAAAATACATATATAATACCATTATGGCACCACGAACTACAATATGATAATAATGGCAAGGATCTATATGTAAGATGTAATCCTGTATTATTAGATGATATAGAAATAGACGAAACAAACGATATTCACGTATATAAATCATATAAAATTCACGAGATATGGGGAAAACAAGATATTGAGATTGAAATTGGTAATCGTGTATTCCCTATAGAAGCATATGAATTAAAGTTTATAGAGAATCAAACAGTTTTTATATTAGATTCGGGAATTTCACGTCCCAATGTTAAAAACATATATGATATATCAATGCTAAGTACAATATACATACACGTTACATTGGAATTATAAACTATTTATTTTCATACTATATATACGATTACATGTGTCAAATATTTATAACTTTAGATACAACTAACGCAATTACATTATTGGAAAAATTCTTTACATTAAGCAAATCAAACCCTTTAAAAGATGGATATGGACTTATCACCAAAGATAGTAACGATTGGATACTCAGTAAAAGCATTAACCCACCATATATCAATAAAGAGTATAAACAAATTCTAAACTCGAATTTTATTATCGCTCATTTACGACAAATATATAAAGAGAATGTCACCACCGAGGCTATTCGAAAGGAAAAAACAATTGAAAACACCCATCCTTTTATTTATCATAATATATATTTTATGCATCATGGAGATTTATTTATAGAAGATTCTAATAATATTAAACGGTTCCAACAGCATTATAGAGAACCTGTATTCCAAAAACGAATTACTCAAACCTATAAATTATTAAATACCAATTTATTAAATAATATTTTGGGAAATACTGACAGTGAATTTATATTCCACATTTTCTTACAATATCTACAGAATAAGGATACAACCGCAAATTCTCGTTACAATATGATTTCATCATTTAAACAAACCATGCAATATATTAATCAACTTGGTTTTCAAAACGCATCAAATATTGTTATCGTACAAGATAATTATATAATGTTCTCTACTGTCTATAAAAACACTACACAAAAACATATTAAATCGCCCAGATTATACATGAATAAAGACAATCATACTGGGGTTACTATATGTAGTTCAAAAATAGCACCTGGGTTAATCAAAATAAAACAAAATAGCATTTATATCTATAACATACTATCTAAAAAAGTATTTGAATATAATTAGACTCAATTGGTAAATAAAAAATATGAGGATACATATTTTTTATTGTTCAGGCACGGGCTCGAACCGTGGACCTTCGGCTCATAAGACCGATGCTCTAACCAACTGAGCTACAAGAACGATTGAAACTTTTATAGTGGTTTCATCACTATCACCCGATGAGGGACTTGAACCCTCGACCACAGGCTTAAAAGGCATGCGCTCTACCAACTGAGCTAACCGGGTAGTAAACAGTTTATTAGACATATTTAGGTCTTAGTGTTCAGGCACGGGCTCGAACCGTGGACCTTCGGCTCATAAGACCGATGCTCTAACCAACTGAGCTACAAGAACGATTGAAACTTTTATTGTGGTTTCATCACTATCACCCGATGAGGGGCTTGAACCCTCGACCACAGGCTTAAAAGGCATGCGCTCTACCAACTGAGCTAACCGGGTAGTAAAAAGTTTAAAGACATTCTCAGGTCATTTTATCTCGGTTCTTTTCTTTTATATTTTTTATCTCGGTTCTTTTCTTTTATATTTTTTATCTCGGTTCTTTTCTTTTATATTTTTTATCTCGGTTCTTTTATGCGGCTACCTTCTTCTTTGTAACCTTCTTTACTACCTTCTTCTTTACAGGCTCAGGCTCGGGCTCAGGCTCGGGCTCTGCCTCCTTCTCATCGTCACTGTCCTCAACTTCAGTTGTTGTAGCGGGAATAGATGGCCCTTCTTCATCCTCACTATCATTTACATTCTCTGCGATTGGTTGCTTATTGATAGTATCTCTCTCATCGGTAGAAAGCTCAATATGACACTTTCCAAACACGGTATCTTGGATATGAGGCTTAACTACACATTGATTTAGTCTCCAAGTAACACCCCATCCCTTGCCACCAAACCACAATCCACCACATTGAAGGACGCACGCAACATTACTCTTCTTAGGAACAAAGTCCATAGGAGTCAAATTCTCATTATCACATGGGAAGATCAACTTATTATCGGTGTCGTAAATCTCAATATTCCACCTTCCATCATAATTAGGCACCTTAGCGCGCATACTAGGAGCTCTTGACATATCGACATCACCGGTTAGCTTGTCCTTAGGATACTTGAGGAATGGGAAGAAATTATCCTCAATTACCTCACGCGACTTCTTCTTTCCCCACCAAACCTCACTGTTGCTGACCGCATCATTAAGAATTTGTTCCTCAAATGCTTTCAACTTATTCAGAAAGTCAGTAGTGGGAGGGGTTTCATAATCAGAATTAGGAAATACAAGAGACATATTGAACTTGTTATCAGACTCACCCTTCTCATCAACATAATCGGAAATTCCCCAAGTCATCAGAAGAGGTGTAGAAACACATAGACCACGATTACTTTGGGAACTAATAAGTGCGACTGACTTTGACCCACGGTCACTGACACGGGGAGCCATATAGCGAATACTAGCGGTATTCCACTCGTTATACTTTACTACAATTGGAGACTTTGACATTATACTTTAAGATAATATAGCTTAACTATTTATACATAATAGTATGGTGTGTCTTTAATTCAATTTTATAAATACATTAGCATAATAAGTAACCCATAATAGTATTTCGCGTTCTCCTATTATATTTGTATATAAAACGATATAATGCCATATCTGTTTATATAATTATTACGTGTCTTACATATTTTATTTGTATTGATAGTATATATATATATTGTATACCACACACAAATAATGACAACAACACCACTACTCTTAGACAAATCACCACCAACCTTAAAAAACACTATTAAAAAATCCTCACTACCACTAGAACAATCGCCATATAAGGGCGATACTCAAAATACAGATTGTATAGCACGTATAAAAAACGGACAGAAAAATCAATCAGAGTTACCTCAGCTTACATATACAAATTATATTGATAACAATATAGATTTTAGTCTATATATTATTCCGAAATTAAAAGAAGCTGCAAAATCGTATAAGATACGGTCAAGTGGTAAAAAACAAGAAATAATAGATAGAATAAAAACGTTTTTCTTACAAACGAAATCAAGTA